TTAGGGGGTTCACTCTGGAGGCAATAGCTGTGAACTCAAGGACAGCCTTAGACAGGTCCTCAAGGGTAGCTAGGTCACCAAGGTACTCTTCACAATATGAGCGGCCATAGCTCTCTCCATCAACACGCACGAAGCGGTGTGGAATGTATGGCATATCAACGGGAAGGTATGATCCTTCTGATCCGGGGACAACTATATCTTCGATCTCTTGGTAAACTTCATACTTACCTTCAAAGAGGAAGATGTGTGTGTAGAGGTCGTGTTCTTTCTTCATGGCATCCACAGGAGCAGTAGGTTTACCTTTGACACTTTCGGGTGCGTCTGGTGTGTCCTCTGATGGGATTGCCTTTTTAATTTCTTCGGGTAGCGCGGAGTGAGCGATTTTCTCTTTAATGACTATCTCTAGTAACATACCATCAGGACCACGTAGGATCACATAATTGGTAAGTGCATAAACGCGACAATTTCCACCACCCGGAGGGGAGTAAAGAAGGGCGTTACCAGAGACGATGCCATGCTTGAAGATTTCGAATACTGACGTGCGAACACCACGAGTTTCTATATCATTCTGAACCCGGTCAACAATAGACTTAAGGGCCTGATCAACCTCACCCTGCATACCTTCTTGTTGCGTCATTTCCTGACGGGTTACACTATCAATAGGTAACGTGAAGGGTGGGGTGTGAGGTGGAAATAATGATAACAGAAGCTTGGAGGCAAGGTTGTTAACGCCTCGCGCTCCAATACTCTGATAGGGTGTGTCCAGTTTAGAAGAGCCATCTTTGCCTTCATCCCGAATTAAAGCTGGGATGGTAACTTTGGCACAGGCTCTTGCTCTGTCAATATAGGGTTGACGCTCAGGCTCCAACGCTGCGTAGCGTTCGGAAGCTGACATAATTTCCTATCTTTTATTTCTGGAGGTTAATACCGGAAGCAACATTATTTGATGCTAGGTCGATGCGGAGATCATTCCGCTTAGTTGATTTCTTCGGTGATTTCTTGGCACTCACTGGCGGCTCAGGTGGAGCATCTGCTACATCTAGGGCTAGTGGAGCCTTCTCGATTTTTTCTGGTGATTTTGAACCACACATTGGCTTATTCCTTGTTCTGAAATTGGGAGCGATTATACAGCCAATCCACAACCTCTTGATTTCCAACGTCCATCCAAATACGTCTATCCGATGTTTGCTCTGTGGGAGACTTGAAACAGAAGTGCCTTTTCAGGAACTCTACAAGCTCTGGGGAAACATACGGGATAGTAAATTCTTCGTCGTTTTGATTGAGGTCCATATTATATTGTCCAATACACAGTGTTAATTGATTATGAGAATGTCTCAGTCAGGTGACCTTTTTCAAATTCAACCAAAACGTCAGCGGAAATGAATAGGTCATCTAGTGTTCTATCGTTGGTGAAACTGTAGTCTCCTAAGACTGTTTCGATACCAACTTCACTTGAATGATCGGAGGGTTTGCGGGATCGTTCGGGCCTATTAACGTGGCATATAACACCACCAGCGCCCCGGATAGCTGCCGCTTCATTGCTATAACGTACATCATCCACCACAACTAAGGGGCTACCCTCAATAGCTTTGAGCCAGTGGTTCACCCAGAAGTTAGGACCGAATAGATCACGGCCCCACTCAGACCCTAAGGTCTGCATGGCGTATCGTGGTGTGGCGTTATTCAGGATTGGGCAAGGCTCTTCCTTAAGGTCACCCTCAAGTTTAGCAACAATCTGTTGATTGGTGTAACCAGCTAGATTGTATAGAGTGGCCAGCATTTCTTTTAGCCCAGTGGCCAGCTTAACATTATCAAAACCATATGTCTTGACGAGGTGTTGAGCTATCTCGGATTTTCCTGAGCCAGCTAGGCCGTGAAATCCGATAATGATTTGTTTGTTGGGGTCCATAGAATAGGCTCCTGTGTTGTATAATTAAAATCTGAGTGGTGAAGGATACGGGCAACACGAGCCTGAACGAGTGCATCATCAGGGGTGAGGCCAACCTTTGCGTACATTGAAAGGATCGCATCCCACACTTCATCGTATTCATGGTCATCCCACATCTCTATGAGTTCACCCTTACGAGGTCCGCGAGTTATTTCTTTAAGCCACGGCCTTGTCCCAATGTTTCCATCAAGAAGTTTATTGGCACGAACTGGACCAACACCCGGACAGCCCGGATAGCCATCTGTTACGTCACCCATCAGGGTTTGCAGCAGGTGGAACCGTTGGGCTTCTTTAGGTGACACTTCAACAGCCTCAGTCTCTTTGTCAGGGTTGAAGTGAAGGCCGGGAACGGTGCGTAAGTCTTTGTCGATTGTGACGCAGACCTTCTCCATGCCGGGGTACATCTTCGGGTTGGTCAATAGGATACCAAGAACATCATCAGCCTCTAAGCCGGGTTTGATCTTGCTGTCATAGTTGTCCAGAAGGTGTTGCTTAAGCTCCTCTAAAATGAGAGGGCGAACGGTGTCTACACGGTTTGATTTGTAGTCTGGATACACACCATAACGGAAGTTCTCTTTGTCTGAGATACACACCACGATTTCATCAGCGTGTAGCTTAGTCATCAAGGCTTCCAACTTCTTGTCTAGGTTTGAGATACCCTGTTCCAAATCAGCATGGATATGAATATCTCCATCTCCCCAGTCGGAGGTTTTGTTTTCGGCGGCGGCAGTCTGATAAGCAAATATGTCGCCGTCGATTAGCAGGATGCGTTCCATTTCATTCCTCTTCTGAGAACGCATTAGCGATCCCATATATGTTTCTTAGGTGGACGTTACCCACCGATCTGCTCGATGACTTCAATAGCGTCTGCGGGGTGGATAATAGCCCACTCCCCCCCTCGTCTAAAACCTGATACTCGACGCTTAAGCTCTTGCTCGGCTGCATAAACGTTCGGGAACCAACGAGTGTACTCGACGGTAAAGTCGCGCCTCGGAGAAGAGGTTTGATAAACCTTAAGTCTGGCTTTGAGGTTAGCAGTGCGGCCAAGTTTACAATGACCCGGCCAAGCTGGGTTAGTGATAACATACAAAAATCCTTCTTTAGGTTTAGTGGGTTTCTTTCCAGTTATTTCCGCTGACTGAATTTCCAGCGAGGGGACATTTGAAGTCATAGGCCTCTCCAGCTAGTTTGATTGATTGGGATGCTGTGAGACTTATTAATTCCACATGCTTCGGAAGAGTTTCGATCTGCCACTCATCGTGAACATTGGCGACAAACTCATAGTCAACGCCCGGCACTAGGTCAGCCATCTGTAGTGCATCATCAAGTATGACGAGTGCCTTCTTCATGATGATAGCCCCAGCACCCTGTAGGAGAGTGTTGAGTGAAGCGTGTAGGTGACGAACGTAAATGTTACGGCCATCAATGCCCTTGACGTAGCCTCTGGTTTTGGCTCTTGCTTTTACCTGAGTGGTAATCTTTCCTAGAGCAGGTAGTCCGCTTAGGAAGCTAGCTCGTGACTGTTTACCAACCTTGAGTACAGTGTCTTTTGAACCACGTTGGCCTAGGGTGTTACCCAGTTTCCAATCACCAGCACCATAGATAAATGCGTAGAACCATGTCTTTGCAGTATCTCGTCCAGTGACCTGTTTGCCATCAAATTCATACAGCTTAACAGGATCAAGCCCGATAGCTCTGGCGTTAACCGAGTGCATATCAGTCCCCTTGGATTTATCACCCTCAAGGACAGTCTTGATATATTCACCATCATCATATAGAGCCATGTAGCCAGCCAGTAGGCGAAGCTCCAGAGCGTCAGCATCACAGCCAACCAACACATGCCCCGGTGAGGCACAGAATAGTTCTCTGCAACGCGCACCATAGGGTACATCGTTAGCTGGTGTCTGGGCTACATTAGGACCACTGTGGGTCATACGAGCGGTACAAGCACCCAACGTCATTACGTTGCCGTGGATGCGTCCGTCCTTCTCCTTCTTGAGCCAAGCCTGTTTGCCTTCGCCTACAGCACCCAACCGTTTTCCAACCATCAGGTACTCAGCAATTAACTTAGCCTCAGGCCACGGTAGTTGCCCCAGGATTTCGTCATCAACAGTAGGTTTCCCATCCTTACCAAATTCCGTAGGCTTCCAATTAAAGAGAAGCTTTAGGCGTTGGGCAATGTGATCACGAGAGCCGGGATTGAACTCCACACGTTTGACCTTGGTGTGTGTAGAACCTTCTGAAAAGAGGCACAGGTTGTATAGTTCCTCTGTCCGTTCAGTAGGCTTACCTTTGCCGATCACTTTATGACCAACAGGTGTCCACGGTTCCTCAGTCAGCTTGGTGTTGCGGGTGGTTTTGACAGTGACCACTTTTTCCGTAGCCCACCAAGGCTCGAAGGTTTGTTGCAGTTGTTGATGTAATTCGCTCTGACGATCTAAGAGGTCCGTATATAGAAGCTGGGCTTTCTCCACATCGAAGGCAAACCCATATTTCTTTTGACGGTCAATGATCACTTGAACAGAGTTCTCAAGATCAAAGCTTTCCTCGGAAAAGTCTTTTGTGCGAATTATCAGTTTGTTCCAGAGCGCCCGGTTCACAGCCACATCTTGGATGCAGTAGTCTTGCATTTCCTGAGACCAGTTGGCCCAAGGATCAAGTCCACGTTTCTTCATCTCCTCTGAGTAGTCACCCTTCCATAAACTCATCCGACAGCCGAAGCTTTCCAATGAGTAACGCCCCCGAAGTTTCCTAGGGAGGCGGCCAGAGTTCACTAGCTTTTCATCAGTGGACATAAGCTCAGGCCAAGCCATGCGACCCATCAGGAGCGTGTCACGGAGGGTGGCCTTAGGTGTGAACCACGGGTAGATTTTCTGTATGGCAGGAATGTCAAACAGGACGATGTTGTGTCCAATCAGCATGTCAGCTTCCATCAATCTTTTGAGACCATCCTCAATGTTGTGGTAAGCTTTGTGATTGTCACAGGAGAACACTTCATCGGTATCAATATCTTGAAACACCAATGAGTGAACCCTATCCATTGTCTCAACGAAGCCGTTGGTCTCAATGTCAAAGATATAACGGCCCCCCATTACGAAGTGTAACTTACTGAGGCATTACAAACAGGAACTAGACGAGCCATAGCATCACCACGAAGGATAATCCAAGGTTCGATCAAGCCACCATTATCTTTAAGCCAAGCCTGAACTGAGCGTGGATACAAATACATAAAGCGTGGGTCATTTTCCATCACCACTTTGTAACCAAACTCATTGAAATAATATGGAGCATGGAACATCAACTGAGCGTCCTTATCTACACACACATTCTTTGCACCGAGGTACAACGTACATGCTGAGGCGCAGTAGCCACTGATCTTGATCTGGGTGTCCTTGCGATCTGCAAGTTCAATACGATAAAGAAACGAGCGAACGATACCACCCGGACTATTATGCACAGAGAATGTATTGGTCTCATAATTATGTGAGCCTGTGGCAGACATGACCTGAGCGGCAACTGGTGAGATTAATAGTCCCATAGATAGGACGGTTGAAATAAAGCTTTTGATAATACGCATTGAATTTTTTCCTTCTAAATGTCGTAGATCGCTTCCCTGACTGTGAGCCAGTTATCGGCGGTGAATGTTAATGTAACGGAACCGGGGACAGCCAGTGTGACCGTCCCGTCCTTATCCCTCTTTATGACCAGATCAGAAGGGTACATCTTCGTTGAACTCATTACTGTCAAAGCCAGATTTCTCCTCTGCTTCTGCGAACGGATCGTGATCCATTACTATCAACATTCCTTTATCTCGGTCATAATCGAGGAAGGTTTTGTGACCAGTTGCCCGGCCAGTGTACCTATCCTTTAGGACACGGAATGTTATTACGGTTGCTAGTTTATCATTGTCGTGCTGCTGATCTCTTTCGAGGCCAAACATGAAGTGACACCAGAACCCGATTGAGCGGGAACCCTTGAAGTGTCTTATCATCACACGGCCACCCTCTTCGTGAGGTGTACCCTCTGGTGTAGCAAGGTGTGACACTAGGTGGATGATGATACCAAGCTCAAGAGCAAGGCTTGCCATCTGGGCCATGATACGTTCCAGCCCTACACGTTCATCAGCTTCGGCAGCAGCCAAGGCAGTGAGGTGATCAATGTAGAATAACTGAACGTCATTGGCATGTGCTAGGTGTCGGATGGTGTTCTGAATGATTGACCAATCGGTTGACCCGAAGTTGTTATAGAGGTGCAACTTGCTGTCCCTCTTCATCCCATCCAAGGCTTCCTTAAGCTCATCGGTAGTCCACCCAGCATCAGGAACATGGAACTGTTTACCAGCCCGTTTACCAGCAATACGTTTGGCCGTTTCCTTTGGCGGTTGCTCTAGGAAAAATGTTCCCACAGGCTGCTTTAGGACGGTCATGTCGTATTCGATTTGCTGAACTAGGAAGTCAGTCTTACCAACCCCAGTACCTGCACCGAAGCAATAGATTTCACCGGGACGACGACCATAGGTTAGCTTAGTCAGGTCATCAATCCACCAAGGGAAACCCTCTTCGGGGTCCATCAGAATATCATCGTAGATATCATCAATGGTGACGATGCCATCGGGGCGATAAGTCTTAGCACCATAGATTGCATCCATGATCTCACGGCTCATGCCTTCCTTAAGCATCTCATTGGCATCCTTCATAGGAAGAGTGGCCAACTTACAACGACCCGGTGGGAATATTTGGGCGCACTCAATGGCTGCCTCTTGTCCGGGTTCATCTTGGTCAAACATTAGGATTATCTCTTCAAAAGTCAGAAGATATTCCAACGCCTTGCTCAACGATTTTTTGGCCCCATTTGAGCCATTAGGTATGGACACAACAGGCCAGCGATTGTTCTGCACTTGGGACACTGACATAGCATCAATCTCACCCTCGGTGATCACGATACGTTTGCCACCATCACGCCAGAGGTGTTGACCAAACAGGCCAGCCTCTTTCAGATTACCAGTGACTGTGAACTCTTTGTTTGCGAAGCGTACCTTCTGGGCAACCACTTGGTTATCCGCGTTGCGATAGTTGGCTACTTGAACCTTCTGGTCTCTGTAATCAGCAATCTGGTAGCCCCACTTGGAACAGGTTTCCTCAGTCAGTTTCCGTCCTGTTAAGGCAATAGCCTCACCACCACGGATCAGTGGTTTATCATCTTTTGACACTCTGATCTCCTTACGGGGGGTTTGTGATTGCCCCTCATGTGGGACGTGGTGGCCACAGCTATGACAATAGCCGTGACCATCAGTGTATCTGGCGAGTGCATCACTTGAACCACACTTGTCGCACGGTTCGTGGTGGGTGAACTCACTCTCTTCCATTAGGCAATCCAGCCTAGGATGCCACCTAACGGCGCAATAAAGATGCCAGCAAACTTGACCATTACATAGGGTGTCATGGTTTCAGCTTGAACGACCTGTGCAACATTAAATATCCAGCCTGTGATCATAGTAATCCAGATACCTAGGTAAATAAATGCTCCTAATTTCCCCATAGCTTAAGCCTCCAAGAGTGCAGCTAGTTTCGTGCGAATACGATCTGCACGGAGAGCTTCGGCAGCGGCCTGTTCAGCTTTTTCATGGGCTAAAGCGGCAGTGTCCTGCTGTGTGTCATGCTCTAACAACTGAGCGTCACGAGCCTGTTCCAACTTGACTACAATGCTAAGGAGCGCGTCGATAGCTTTGTCTGTGGTTGAGGGGAAGAAGCGGAAGTAAATGTCTAGAATTGTTTTCATGAGATGTTCTCTCTTTTAAAGGTTGATTACTGTGTGATGTGGTGGGAACATGCTGTAACGGCGATAGCGTTGACCAGCTTGGTCCTTCTTCCACTCAGCCGTTATGTGGTGACCCAATTCTCTCAGGTCTGTGATGCGGCGGGATAATGAACGACACTTATAAATACCGTTTGCTTCCATTGAACTGATATCACCGTTCTTCTTGAGGTGTTGGAGTATCAGGGTAGTCATAGGCAGTTTGTTTACACGTTCAAAAGCCATGTGTAGTTTTCCTTCTAGTTGGAGGTGGCTATTTCTTTAACGCCTGTTGAAGGGCATCAATCTTGATTGCATCAGGAGCCTCTTTCAGCCACTCAATAGGGATCAACTCAGTTGCATACTGGAACCCATAACGGATGCACCAGTCGGCATAAGTTGTCTGTGATGGTTTGGTTTTGAGTGTCTTGAAGAACTCAGGCTTGAACCTGTCCTTGACGATCTGACTGACCACTTTGATACCGTGGTTTGCAATAAGCCACTTACGAAATTCCTTGTCCTTTTGTGTGGTAAGGAACATCGAAGGCTTACTAAAGACGAACCGTATGTCCAGCAGTGGGTGCTGGGTCTGGATCATCTTATGTTTCTGCCTATCAGCCGTATCAAATTGACCTTTGGTCTCAATGATAACGCCATTAGGTAGAACCCAGTCAGGTGTGTAGGTACGTTCTTTGAGGGGTGGTGTGTAGGCTATCTTATGAACTTCATATTCAGCCTCAATGCCTTGACGTATTAGGTGTGCTGCATTGATTTCCTCCAACCCTGAGCGGTAACCTTTTGCAAGGCCACGCGCTTTCGGGGTCGGGTATGACTTGGACTTAAAAGTTGCCGTCATCTGCACCATCAGTTGCTGGAGTTTGATCTTCACCATCAGGTGAGCCAAAGCTTTCCTCGCGGTGGTCATCAATATCAGCACCACCCTCAACTTCATCAAATCCACTCGCAGCAGAACCCTTAGATACAAGGACTTTGATCTGAGCTTCGACCAGTTGCATGGATACGCCACCAATGCCTGTTGCAGGAATGAAGTATGGGCGCATGGTGAACATGACGCGACCTTCTGTGCCACCCCAGATATCAACAGTGTTGTCCCACTTCTGGTTCTTGCTATCCCAGACTGCCGGGCGTGAAGTCCACTTGGTTTTGGCTTCATCTTTACGAACGCCTGAGGCTTTCATTTTGAAACGCATTTCGACTTCACCTGTAGGCTC